GGCGAAAGTAGCTCCCGCCGGACGGCTTTCTTTCGGGCTCGACGTTTCTTTAGATCGTTCTTGCGCTTCTATTGTCGTCGCCGACGAGCAAGGCCGAATCGAAGTAATCGACTCGCGTCCCGGCGTCGCGTGGATATCTCAACGATGCCTAGAACTTTCGCGACGATGGAAAGCGCCGATCATCGTAGACGGCTATTCACCGGCCGGAGCTCTCGTAGAACCGCTCCAAAATTTGCAAGTAAACGTCGTCAAATACCGGACGCAAGACGTCGTCTCGGCTTGTAATTTATTTTATGACGCAATCCTCGACCGAAGCGTAAAAGTCAAAACTTCGAGCGTTTTAGACGATGCCATCCTTAACGCTAAGAAGCGTCCGCTAGGTCAGTCTTGGCTCTGGGCCAGAATGAACACCGACGCCGACCTAACTCCGCTCTATGCAAGCACTCTCGCTTGGCATCATTCCGTCCACCGCAAAATTGAGACGAAGCCGCGATCTCTGATCTTCTAATCCCGTTACGCCTACCGTCTAAGATATAGTCTTTAGTGCGATGGCTATCTTCGACCGACTCCGTCTAAAAAAGCGTCAAGGGATTCTCCCTATGCCCCAACCGAACGCCTACGTCGATTCGCTCGGCCGCGTTTCGCGTTACTACGACACCGTTTACGCCGGAACTTTCGTAGACGAAGGAACGACGCTCTCGATCCCCGGCTTATGGCGCGGAATTACTTTAATCTCGGACACGATCGGCGCTCTACCGATTCACGCCTATAGAGGCGACGTCAGAATCGAACCGATCCCACCATTACTAGAGCGTCCATATCCGAACGAAACAAGAATCGAAACGATCTCCGCTATGGCGGCCGCTCTTGTAATTCACGGAAACTACATCGCCATTCTCGGCGATATCGGCGCGAACGGCTATCCCGAATCTATCTATCCCGTATCACCGACAAGAGTTCACGTCGAGCGGAACGCCGGACGTTTAACCTACAAAATTAACGACGAGATCTACGAAGCCGATCGAATAATGCACATAAAAAACTTTACGCTTCCCGGACAGATCGTAGGCTTAGGAGTCGTCGCCGCTCAACGTCAAGGAATCGGCGCCGCTCTCGCGATGCAGGCTTACGCCGCTAAATACTTCGACGGCGGAGCTCAACCGACCGGCATTCTCTACTCAGATAACGCGGATCTAACTCAAGACGAGGCCGATATGCTAAAGGCCGTCTGGATGAGACATTACGGCGGAACTTCACGCGAGCCGGCCGTTCTAAATTCGACGACTAAGTTTCAACAATTAAGCGACAACGCTAAAGACTCTCAGTTAGTCGAATCGCGAGAATTCAGTCTCACCGAAATAGCAAATATGCTTGGCTTACCGGGCTACTATCTGGGAGCTCCGAACTCGTCGCGGACCTATTCGAACGTCGAGCAAGAGCAACTCCAATTCCTCAGAGGGATTACACCGCTTCTAACGAGAATCGAGTCGGCGTTCACGGATCTATTACCTCGCGGACAATACGCAAAATTTAACACCGACGCGCTACTTCGATCCGATACTTTAACGCGCTATCAGGCTCATAAGATCGCGCTTGAATCCGGCTTCTTAACTGTGGACGAAGTGAGAGCAGACTTCGAGAACCGTCCACCGATCGGAGAGCCAGAGACAACTACGGAAGAAATCGAAGAAGCCGACGAACTAGAAGAAGTCGGAGAAGTCGAAGAAATTGAATTCCCTAAAGAAGAACCGCTAGACGAATAGGATAAAGATATGTCTTTAGAAACTAGAAGATATGAAAGCGATCTAGAGGTCCGCGCCGAAGGCGACGGTCGGACTATTTGCGGAATCTGTGTCCCATACGACACCGAAACAAGAATCCATCCCGGTCTAATCGAAGTCTTCCGTATGGGAGCATTCGAAGCCGTAACTCGCGCCGCTCATCGCGTAAAACTTTTACAGGGCCACGACCAACAAGTCCTCCCGCTAGGCAAGGCGACAACACTTCGAGAAGATAAAAAAGGACTATACGGCGAATTCCGTATCTCTAAAACCGATCTCGGCGATCAAGCTCTCGAACTTGTCCGGGACGGCGTTTTAACTAATCTCTCGATCGGCTTTCAACCGTTGAAAGATCGTAAAGCGTCGAACGGCGTAATCGAAAGACTTAAAGCTCATCTCGCGGAAGTTTCGTTAGTAACTTTCGGCGCTTACGGCGAAGCGGCATCCGTTCAAGCCGTCCGAGAAGTAATTGAAAAACCTAATCTCGCACAATTAGAGAACGTCTTAGCGAAGATCAGAAAATGAAATCGGCGTCCGTTACGGTAACGACCTCGCCGACTCTATTAGTCGAAAAAGACGAAACTAATCGCTACGTCTATCTTCACGTCATCGGAAACTCGATCGTATATCTTGGCGGCTCTGACGTTTCAACTAGTAATGGCTTGGCTACTCAAAAGCACACTACGCCGCTAGAAATGTTTTTACCGATTAACGAGCGACTCTATGGAATTGTCGCATCTTCTACGGAAGACATTCGAGTCTTAATCGGCGACTAGATCTATGCCATATCGCATAGAAACAAATAATCCGGAATGCGCTTCCGGCTATGCGGTCGTCAAAGAATCAGACGGAAGCCTCGTCTTCTGCCACAAAAGCCGACGCGAAGCAAAAGCACAAATCGCCGCAATAGAAGCAAGCGAAAACTATCGAGCGCTTCCGAATAATTATCGGCCGTCGTCATCTGATGACGTGCCAGAAGGTAGAGCTTGTCGAAATTGTGTCTATTATGCCGGCGGCTATTGCAGTAAATGGGATGCTAAAGTTTTAGCTTCTTATTATTGCAACGCTTGGGACGGCTCTTTAGAAATTGAACGCGCCGAATCCTATAAACCGACTCAAGAAATGAAAGCCGAAGCTAGACGCGGGCTTGAATGGCGTCGTCTTTACGGTCGCGGCGGAACTGAGATCGGCGTCGCTCGCGCTCGCGACATAATAAACGGCGCTCTTTCATACGACACTGTTTTAAGAATGCGATCGTTCTTCGCTCGACACGAAGTAGACAAACAAGGCGAAGGATTCTCACCTAACGAAAACGGCTACCCGTCGGCGGGTCGTATCGCTTGGGCTCTCTGGGGAGGCGATCCCGGTAAAGTCTGGGCTAATAAAATCATCTCTCAAGAGTCCGATCGGATGCTTGCAAAAGCGAACACCGTCGGACTACACTCGTAGAGACGACACCTCTAAAGAATTAGCGCCGCACCTCGACAAGATCGACACCCGGCCAGATCTTTAAGACACCTCGATAACACACATCGAAAAATCTAAAGGATTAAAACCGTGAACTTTCTTACACAACTACAAGAAAAGCGCAATTCAAAGAACGAACTCATCGACGCGACATTAAACCGCGCCGCCGAAGAGGATCGCGATCTAAACGAGATCGAAGTCGCTAACGTGTCCGCTCTGGCCCTCGAAATTGAGAAGCTCGACGCACGAATTCAACAAGTCTCAGAGATCGAAACGCGCAAACTTGCCGCTATCGAACTCGCTAAAAAAGTAGAAGTCTCAACTCCAGAAACTCGTCAAGTAGGCGGATGGAAAGTAACTTCCGAAGAGCCGACCTATCACGCTCGCGGATCGTTCTCATTCTTGGCCGACGCGATCTCGTCGGAGTTCTCACGCGATGCAGACGCGACCGATCGAATCGCTCGCTATAACCGTGAAGTCAAGCTCGAAAAGCGCGACGTCGGAACGGCCGCATTCGCCGGACTTGTCGTCCCGCAATACTTGATCGACCTTTACGCTCCGCTCGCTCGCGCCGGTCGTCCGGTCGCGGACATCTGTCGAAAGCACGTTCTCCCGGCTCAAGGTATGACGGTAAACATCTCGAAGGTAACAACGGGAACCGCCGTCGGCTATCAAGCGGCAGAAAACGACACAGCTACAGAGACAAACATCGACGACACGCTCCTAACTGTGAACGTGAACACCATCGCCGGTATGCAAGACGTCTCAAAGCAAGCAATCCTCCGAGGCGCGAACATCGAGGAAGTAGTCCTCGCGGACCTCATCTCGGCCTACAATACAAAACTTGATAACGGCATCCTCAACGGATCAGGATCGAGCGGCGAGCCGACCGGTCTTAACACCGCGCTAACTCAAGTCGTTACGTTCACCGAAGCGACTCCAACAGTCGCCGAACTGTATCCGAAGATCGTAGACGCGATCCAGAGAGTGCAGTCGAACGTCTTTAGCGGCCCGAACTTTATCATTATGCACCCGCGCCGCTTGGGCTTCCTCTTGGCCGGCGTCGATTCGACGAACCGTCCGCTTGTAGTGCCTAACGCTAACGGTCCTATGAACGCGATCGGCACGTTTAGCGGCCTCGGCTACGGTCAGAGCGGCCAATACTCGATGCTCGGCTTGCCAATTATCACCGACGCGAACGTAACAACTACGAACGGCGCCGGCGCTAATGAAGACTTAATCTATGTCGTCTCATCCGACGAGATGCACCTCTGGGAAGCTCCACAGATGCCGACATACGTTCGATTCGAACAGCCAGACGGCAAAGTCGCGATCCGAATCGTTCTCTTCGGCTTCTCGGCTTTCACAGCACAAAGAAGGCCACTCGCCGGAGCTTACATCGGCGGAACCGGTCTCGTAACTCCGACATTCTGATTCTCTTCTTCCGGCGACTAGCGGACTCCTTGTCTAGTCGCCGGAAGAACCTCAGATCTCTACTATGGGCTTCAACGTCGAAAAATATCGCGAAGCACTAATCGCCGAACGCGCCGGATATCTTGCAAAAGGTAAAAAGGACAAAGTCGCGAACGTAGATAAAGAGCTCGCTCGGCTCGACGGACTCCTTTCGACGGGACATAAAACACCGCGAGCCGAGCAAGCACCCATCGAACGAGAAGAGCCTAAAGTAGTATCTAAAGCGAAAAGGAACGTCCCTAAAAAAAAGAAAGAGGCTTAGACGATGGCTATAACTAATGGCTATACGACCGTCGCTACGTTTCAGTCTTATACGGGAATGACGACTATAACGGCCGACGAAACGGTCAATATAGAAAAAGCGATCGAGTCCGCTTCAAGATCTATCGACCGGATGACTAATCGCCGCTTCTGGGCAGACACCAACGCCACCGCAAGACAATATCGAGCGACCGACTTCTATCGTCTCTTCGTGGACGACATATCTTCGACTACCGGACTAATCGTAAAAACCGACACCGGCGGAGACGGCACATTCGAAACGACTCTCACGTTTAACACCGACTACATTCTCGACCCCGTAAACGCTCCACAATTAGAACGACCGTTTACAGTAATAACGATGGTCGGAACGACGCTCTTCCCGTCTCCCGTTAATCTTCGTCCCGGCGTTCAAGTAACAGCCAAATTCGGATGGTATAACGGAACACCTCCAGACGACATAGAAGAAGCTTGCCTCATTCTCTCGACTGATCTAGTGAAACGTGCTTCGAGTGTCGGCGGCGTTCTCGGCTTATCGGAACTCGGCGCTATCAGAATGTCGCCTCTAGGTCGCGACGTTCAAGCGATGGTCCGACCATATAGACGCGAAGTTCTCGCTTAGCGATGGTCCCGTCCGACGTTCGAGACGGCGTAAAAACGGCCGTCAATATAACCGGACTACGAGTTTACGACACGATCCCGGACGGCCTAGTCCCTCCGGCTCTCGTAATCGGTCAGATCTCTATAACTTGGGAATACACGCTCGCAAATAGCCTAGATCGAGGCTCGATCGACCTAATTCTCATTACCGGCAGAATGTCGGAACGATCCGCGCAAGACTACCTAGATAGTTTCTTGGCGGCGACCGGCTCGACCTCGATCAAAGCAAAACTAGACGCCGCGCCGACACTACCTAAAAACGGCGTCGCTACAGTCTCGAATTCGAGAGT